GGGAAAAAGTGAGGGTGAAGGACTATGATGTACCCCCGCTAATTTTTTGAAATTTGACTTTGAGGTTTTGGTTCGGAATTTTATGCAACCGAAGGGAAGGTTCTGCGTATTTGAATTATCTTTGATTAATAAATAAAATGGCTATGAAAGAAAACGGTAAAATAGATAAGGAGGAGCAGAAGAAGCTGGAGAGTATTGATTGGGTTGCTCGTATCTGTGAGCATTACGCTACGGGTAATTACACCATTGTTAGTTGCTGTGGCAAGGAAGGTTTGAGTGAACGAGCCTTCCATAAGTACTGTTCAAAGTACGCGGAGTGTGCAGAGCTATATAAAAACGCCAAGAAAGAGGCAACAAACGCATTTAAAACAGAACTGGTACATAAGGCTCAGTCGGCCTTAGAAAAGGCCATAGAGGGCTATTATATTGAAGAAACAGAGAGTGTTGAGAGGTTCAATAAGATTGGTGATTCTGTTGGTCGGTCTGAGAGCAAGAAGAGGAGCTTTGTTAAGCCTAATGTGACTGCTATCATCTTTGCGTTAAAGAACTGTGACCCAATGAGTTGGAACAATGAAGGCTTGCATGAAGCTGTTGCTGATGAGCAGGTGTTTAAGATTGGCGACCAGGTGATTAAGTTTACTTAAAACTAATTGCTTATGACTAAAGCGGAGTATACTGTTATTAAGCGTTATGCGAGTAATGTTATTGCCGAGCATGGTGGTTTGTTACAAGCATACGCTTATATAGAATATGTTTTGATGAAGATAGAAATGAGCATATTCCAAAATCATATAGTAGATAAGTTGATGGATGAGTATGAGTTCTTCTGTACTATTTTGGATGAGCTTGAGAGTAGGATTTATATGAATTGATATGTGGGAGTTGCCAAAGTACATTAGGGGTAGATTGAGTCTTAGTATACCTGAGATAGAGATGCTGATTGGTTCTCTTTGTAAGAGTCAGGATAATATTAGGATGGTTGATAGGTATATCCAAACCAGGCTTACTGATTACGAGATTAAGATGCGTGAAAATAGCGCACTTGACTCTGAGGTTGAGGATTATAGGGATTGGAAGGATGTTGAGGCGTACTTTGGCCTTCATAAATACTCATTTGAGAGGCAATACTTTAAAAAGCGTATATGGTAGCATTTGAACCTTTTCCTAAGCAGAAGGAGTTTATTGAGGCGGCACTAAGTGGTGATTATAGCTACTTGATGTACGGAGGAGCAGCAGGCGGTGGAAAGACCTATGTTACAATGGCTATTGCTATTATGCTTGCTAAGTTTTATCCAGGCTCACGTTCATTTGTGGTCAGGGAAAGTTTGCCTCGCCTTAAAAAGACATCTATTAAGAGCTTTTTTAAGCTGTGTCCAAAGAACTTTGTCAAGAAATACAATCAGCAAGACAAGCTGGTGATATTTAAGAACGGAAGTGAACTGCAATTTATATCAGAGAACTTTCAAAATGACAAGGATTTGACGCAGTTCGATGGATTGGAAGGTAACTTTTTTTTCCTTGAAGAGGGTCAAGAGCTGCAAGAAAGAACATTTAACAAGGCTATTCTGCGCTGTGGTCGTAACATCATCACGCCAATGCCTCCAAAACTAATCTTTATTACTTGCAACCCAAGCCAAAATTGGACTAAGCAAAAGTTTTACAAGCCATATATAGAGAAGAATATGCCAGAAAAGCATTTTTATCTACCTGCTACGATGGCTGATAATACCTTGCTTCCTGAGGATTACATTGAGAGCTTGAATAACCTTGATGAAATCACACGGGCAATCTTTGTGGATGGCAATTGGGATGCGGTTGACGTGGATAGACCATTTGCCTATGCCTTTGATAAGAATAAAACAGTTAAGCCAAATATCAAGTACAATCCAAATGAAGACTTGTATTTGTCCTTTGACTTTAACGTAGACCCTATCACTTGCATATCTGCTCAGCACTATGGCGGCAAGATTAGGATTTTAAAGGAGTTCAGATTACGCAACTCAGACATCTTTGCTCTTTGTGATGCTATCCAGGCGGAATATGGTAGCGTTCCATTTATTGTAACGGGTGATGCCTCAGGTGCAAATCGCTCAGCAATGACAAAAGGAGCGATGAACTACTACATGATTATCAAAGAGCAGTTGCAAATCACACGCAGTTCTTTCCGTGTTCCATCTTTCAACCCATCTATCAAAAACTCACGTGTTCTTTTAAACTCGCTCTTAGAAAAACACCCTGACTTTCAAATTGATGCAAGCTGTCAATTCTTGATTGCCGACCTTATGGCTGTGGAAAGTAACGAAAGTGGCGCGATTGATAAGGCAAGAGATGCAACAAAAACTCACTTGCTTGACTGTTTCCGCTATTATTTGTGGTCATTTCATAGTAACTTTGTTAGATATTTAAAACAAGCATAAAATGCCAAAGAAATTAGAGCGATGTGTTACAGATATCATCAAAACTGGCAAGAGTAAGTCATCAGCTTACGCTATTTGCACAGCATCACTAAATAAATCAAAGAAAAAAGGCAAAAAATGAAGTGGTTTAAGAGAAAACAACAACAAACAGAGAGCTTAAAGGTAGAATCTGTGGTAAAAACAGGTTCACAAATTCCTTTACGACCAGTTTTTACAGATTCAATCGGAAGAAATTGGTATGAGTTTCAGAGCGCAGTCACTATTCCTGCAAAAAGAGCGATTGCAGCAGAAGTTGCAACCAAATTTCAGGAAATGAATCTCACCAAGCAGAATTTGCTTGATTTGATGAAGAAGATGAAGGAACACGCAAACAGCGGAAAAATCGTTGATTTGTTTGCTGTTCTAAATGAAATTGAATTTAGATTAAATTTTATTGGTGAAGAGGAGACTCTAATCAACCTTGCAGCTGCTTATTTTGTTTTAGAAGGCGAGGACGAGACTGACTTTAGTGAAGTAGATAGAGTTAAGAAAGTTGAGTATATCAAGCAGAACAGGGAGGCTTTCAATTTTTTTGTCCAAAGGGCGTTCGAGTTCACAATGAATTATTCACAAATGTCAGAGGTAGATATCCAAGAGTATTTGATGCAGAACGCCCAAAACGCGGAAAGAATAAAGAAATATTTGCTCACCAAGAGATATTGAACTACATAGACGACATCAATCACATGAATCAGTTGATTTGTGATAACAAGGTGTCGGAGATGAAAGTGTTGGAATCTTTAAGCGTGGATGAGTACTATATGACTTTAAGTACTTATATTCGGATTGCAGAAGAAAGGGCTGAGGCGTATGAAAAAGGAGCATCAAGTGATAAGGGCGGCAACAACAACGAAAAACGCAAATCACTAAGAAGTTAAAAGCATGGCAGTTAAGAATGTAGTCTTTGAAGTAACCGCAGATACCACGAGTGCCCAACAATCGTTGACTAAACTTATTGAGCAACTCGATAAGATAAAGCAATCTTCCAAACTCAGCATTACTGCGGGTATAACAAACTTAGATAAAGAAATTCAAACTTTATCCAATAAACTTGACAAAGTATCTAAAGACAATGCCAAAAGAAAGGATGATGAAGTAAAGAAAGTTACTGATACAGAGAATCAAAAAACAAAAGCTGTATCAAATGCTTTAGATGAACAAAAAAAAGCATACGAAGCATTTGCTAAGTATAATGCTGATATTTTAAAGAAAGAAATAGCTGCTTTTAATGATGCTGAAAAGAAAAAACAGCAATTAGCCAAAGAAAGTCAAGCGGCATTAAATAAAAGCACAAAAGACGCAAAAGCCGCTGAAAAAGCACAAAAAACAGAAGCATTTAATCAAAGTCCATTTGGACAACTTAGTCAACAAGCTCAAGTAGCAACTGAAAAGGCAAGACAGCTTGGCGCACAACTTATTCTTTTAGAGCAAGCTGGCAAAAAGAACACCGTTGAATACAATGCTTTAGCAAAAGAGTTTAAAAAAGTATCAGCAGATGCGCTTAAAGCAAGTGAGGCTTTAAATAAATTAAAGTTTAGCTCAACTGTTCCTGGAGCAAGACAATCGCTAACGGGTCTTGCAGGTGCTATTAACTTCATATCGCAGTCGGTAGCTAACTCTTCAGGAAACTTTGTGCGTTTACGTAACATCATTGCACGTACTGGTGTTGCTCTTGGCGCAGTATCAATCGGTGCTTCACTACTTTCATTTGGACGAGCTGCAATCAATGCTGCTAAGGACTACGAAACATTGAGTGTTTCATTCGGTACATTGATAGGAAATGCTGTCCTTGCAGACCAAAAAATTAAAGAGCTTCGAAGATTTGCAGCTGAAACCCCATTCACAGTTGATGATGTATTCCAAGCATCAAGAACACTTCTTGGATATGGAGTAACCGTTGGTGAACTTATCCCAACTATTAAAACACTTGGTGATGTTGCGGGTGGTGTTGGTGTTCCTCTTGAACGTATTGCGCTTGTCTTTGGTCAGGTACGCGCAGCAGGTCGTTTATATGGACAAGATTTGCTTCAGCTTGTTACAGCTGGTTTTAATCCGCTTAGTGAAATATCACGTACAACGGGAGAGTCTTTTGATTCGCTCAAGGAGAAGATGCGTAAGGGATTGATTACCTTTGAGGATGTACAAAACGCATTTAAGACAGCTACAAGCGAGGGTGGTAAGTTCTTTGGATTGACTAATGCTCTTGCTAATACCACTACTGGACAAGTTGCCCGTTTGAATGAAGAGTGGACTGAACTTTTGCGTCAAATCGGAGAAGGTTTGCTTCCTGCATTTAATGGACTCGTTAATTTTGGAAGAGCTTTACTTGAGTTCTTCAGAGAACTTCCAAAGACAATCAAAGATAATGCAACTGTATTTACACTTTTAGCAACAGCAACTACCGCTTTAACAGCTGCTTATTTTGCTAACTCATTGAATTTAGTTAAAAATACGGGTGCTACTGTATTGAATACAGCGTCAAAAGTTGCAAATAGAATTGCAACCGCCTTACAAGCTGGACAAAATGTTATTGCAACACAAGGAATTTCTGCTCAAACAATTGCACAAGCAGGTCTTACTACTGCAACAAGACTTGGAACATCAGCAGTTAATGCTTTTAAAGCGGCTTGGGCATCTAATCCTCTCGGATTGATTATCACAGCGTTAGCTACTGCTGCGGCTGCTTGGTATGCCTTTAGTGATGCGGTTGATACAACTACTGATAATTTTATTGATGCTGACGAGGCTTTTACCGAATTTGAGGTTAAAGCAAAAAAGGCGATTGATGAAGAGACTGCGGCAACAAAGAAGTTGTTTGATACAGCCAAAGATGGTAGCAAGTCTTTAAATGAAAGACAAAAAGCACTTGACCAAGTAAATGAAAAATACGAAACAAGTATCAAACTAATTGGTGACGAGAAGAAAGATTTAGTTGAGATTGAAAAAGGATGGTTAAATGTTCAAGATGCCATTAGAGCGGTTAATGAGGAAATTGTTTCAGGTGAAATAATGAGCAAGCTACGCACTCAAATTGCTGATGTGCAGATTGAACTCTTAAATTTAGCTGGTGAAGCTGGACTCAAAATACCAGTTTCATTAATAACATCAGATGAAGAGATTCAAAGTGGATATAAGCAAACAAGAGCGTTAATTGAAAAGCAATATGAAGAACTAAATAGATTAAAACCTGGTAATTTGGTTGTGGCTGAAGCGACTGCTTTAGGTGGTTTTGGCCCTGCTGCAACAGCTGGTGTATTAGCTTTTAATCAAGCCATTACAAGTCAATTGAATGCAATTGAGCCTTTAAATGTTCAGCTTGATAAACTTATTGAATCACAAGGAACTTTAGGTGCTTTTGCTCAACTTGCTTTGCCAAAAGGTGATGCTGTCGGAGTTCCTACTGTGGATGATGAAGAGGTTAAAAAAGCAGCAAGAAGACTGAAGGAGTATGAAGACCAGTATATTTCATTCCTTGACCGCATACGCAAGAACAACGAAGAACTTAGAAAGCAAGAGATTGAGTTTAACTTTGTTAATGCTGCGGACTTTGAAGAGGAAGTTGTAAAACTAAAACAGCTTGATAGAATTAATGAAGAGACAGTAAATAGAGAGATTAATAGAGAGATTGATTCTGTGAGAAGACGAGAAATTTCAGAGCAGCAAAAGAATGTTTTAATACAGCAGCTTGAAATCATTCGTGGTCAAGAGCAAGAAAAGAGAGCCAAAGACTTAGAGAAAAGACTTTACGAGATTGAAAGAGAGGGTAATGTTGCAAGAAGAAAACTTGCTTATGAGCTTGGTGATGTGTATCAGTCATTAACCAATCAAAGACTTGATACTGAACTTGCAGCTCTCGATAATCTAAGAGACCAAATTGATGAGTTCTATCAGGACATCTTTGATGATAATCCATTCTCTAAAGGCAGATTTATTACTGCACCAAGGATTGAGTTTGGTGGTACTGAGTTTCAGTTTGAGGATGCCCAAGCAGACTTGGATGATTTAAGAAAGACATTAAATGAGCTTAATGCGTTTAACATATCAGGGCAACTTGCTGACGATGATTTGCAACAAAGCAAGTTAGAGGCTATTGATGCTTTTAATGAAAAGTACAAAACATCTATTAAGCTAACCGCTAATGAAACCGACCAGGTAGATGAACTTAGCAAGGCTTATGATGATTTGAGAAAATCAATACAAAGCGCAAACTCTGAGAGAAAAAAGCAAAACATCTTCCAATTTTCTCGCGGTGTGCAAGAGCGGGGTCAAGAAGACCCTTTTGTTACCGCAATTGAAGATGCACAGCGTAAATATTTATCTATTTTGAGCGAAAGAGAAAAACAAGAGATTAAAAAAAGAGAAGATAAAAGAAATGCTGATATTTCATTGTTAGACGAGGACTATGCTTTAAATGTAAAGGCTGTAAATGACGCAAAGAAACTAAGAGAAGATGCTTACTTTAAAGAAATAGGTTTGATAAAAAAATCTTCTGATTCTGAAGATGAAAAGTCAAGAAAAACAAGATTAGCAAATATTCAATATCAAATAGATATTGGCAATATTGAACAAGGATATGCTGATTTGCGTCTTGAGATTGAAAAAAATATTTCTGCCGAATCTGATAAAGGTATTAAGATTGCCAAAATCAATGCAGAGGCAGAAAAAGACATCAATGATATACAAGAAGATTATTCTAACAAAAGACGTGATAGAAATAAAAAAGATGCCGATGCAATAGATGAAAACAATAAGGCTCAACTTGCTGTAATCAAAGAAGAACGAGACGCGAGAATACAAGCTATTCAGGATATCACGTTAGCGTTCTTAGACTTTCAAAAAACATTTATTGATGGACAAGTTCAGCAAACAGAAGCTGCAATCTCTGCTCAGGAAAAAAGGGTTGAAGAAGCTCAGAGAATTGCGGATAAGGGAAATGTTGTTTTATTGAAGGCAGAACAAGAAAGGCTTGATAGGCTTAATCGTCAAAGAGCAAACTTTGTTCGTCAGCAACAATCTCTTGCCGCTGTTGAGATTGCGGTAAATAGTGCTATTGCTATTTCTAAAGCGGCAGGTCAGCCAGGTACTCCGTTTACGATATTTGCAATACTTGCTGCAATGGCAGTTGGATTTGCACAAGCAAGAGCGCAAGCTAATGCAGCTGCTACATTCGCCAAGGGTGGTTACACGGGAGATGGTGGTAAATTCGAAGAGGCGGGTACAGTTCACAAAGGCGAGTTCGTTATCAATGCTGAAAAGACAAGACAATACAGACCACTTCTTGAGGCAATCCACACAGGAAGAAAGCCTGAGCTGGCAACAATGCTAAACGAAAGAGCTGTAATAATAAACAACAAGTCTACTGACGAAAGACTTGAAAGAATCGAAAGAGCTATTGTTGGTCAGAAGGGATTAGAGCTTTCAATTGATGAGAATGGAATCAATGGTATTGTTTCCCGCATCAGCTACAAACAACAACGCATAAAAAATAGAACAAAATGAAGTCATCTGTAATAATTAAGCTAAATGGTGTACAGATTACAGGTCAAATCAATGGAATTGACAAATTTGACATCACTTATCGCCAAAGTGATGAAGAAGGTATTTTAGTTAAGTCTTACAGTAATGAGCTTACTTTTTATGGAGATGGCTATAACATTTTAAAGACAGAGCTTATTGATGATTCTACTGGATATATCAAGGAAGTTAATGCTGAAGTTTATGACGAGTGTTGTGGCACACTTGTTTTTCAAGGAGTCGTTAGAGGTGATTCTTTAGATTGGTGTGAACCTGAGTGTTGGGTTACTTGTCAAATAGTTGAGAAAATGCCTGAGCTTGATTGCGTAAAGAGCACCCTTCTTTATGACAATCACGATGGATTTTTAAATCGTCAACAAAAGAAGGTGAGGTATTGCGTTGAGATGCGACCTGACTTTGTAATGCAAGTAGTTTTACTTCTTTATAGCATTTTAAATCTTGCAATTTATACTGTTTTATTTCCTTTATCACTTGTTGTTGTTGCTATTCAAGCTGCCGCTTATATTGTTTGTCAAATTGTTTGTGCAATACCTTTTACGGCTTGCAATTCAACGACTTGTCGAGAAGGAGAATGGACAAATCCACAAGGTGCTTTTAGTGAAATAAGTGGTTGGTTTACCGATTTGCAAAATAGGATGATTCAATGTCAATGGTATCATCCAACGGCATTGGTGCGCGATTACATTCAAAATGTTTGTGATAAATGTGGGCTTGAATTTGAAAGCTCAATATTAAATGACCCTGCTTCTCCGTATTACAATCTATTGCTTTTCTCAGCACCAGTTCGCAAAGGATATAAGCCAAGTGAAACAAATGGTCTTTTGATAAGTGAAAACTTACCAATTGATACTTTGGACACATTGATGCAAAGACACCTCAAGCCTTTATTCAACGCACAGTATTGGATTGTGGATGGTGTTTTAATTTTTGAGAGAAGAGACTTTTTCCAAAACACAAATACCTGGATTGATGCAGAAGACCTTCTAAATAATGGAAGGATTATCGACAATAGAATATGCCTTTCTTGGATTGATGAAAAGAAATATGCCTATGGAAAATATACTTATTTGCAAGATGGTTCTGATTTAATAGGAAATGAGTCTGCTCAAAATTATAACACTATTGTAGAATGGAATAATCCACCATCACCTGCTCAAGAAGGTGTTATGGAAAACCAATTCCAATCAGGCACTTCTCGCTTTAGAAATGACAAAGTAAATTTCGAGTTTTATTACGAAACAAATAGCTGGGTGAATATAGCTATGGGCAATGCAGTATTAAACTCAAGAAATCTTCTTTTGATGTCTCAGCACACTTCTTTTACTTACAAATTTTTGATTTGGGATTCTTTTTCAGACGATGACAACGCCTTGATTAAGAGAGATTATCCAACATCTTTTACGGGAGGAAATGTAATTGGAGATGTAGTTCAAGACAATTTTTTTTACATTAACGATACTCCTCTTGACCCAACTAAACTTTTCAATTATCCAATGTGGTTTAACGAGGATAATGCAAATAATCTTTACACTTTATTTCATTATATCAATAATCCAAGAGTTCCAGGCAACAAGCTCTATGACTTTAGCTTCACTTTTGATTTTGATTGTGGTGAATTTTCGTCAATAGATTTTACCAAAAATGTGCGTCTAAAAGTTGGAAACAATATTAAATTTGGTCAGATTAAAGAATTGACAGTAGATTTTGTAAAACGCACTATCGCAGTAAGGGGTATAGTTTAAAAAAGCAAACAGATGAGCATACATAGATTAGTATTAACAGGCGGTTTAAACCCTGAAGAATCAGGTTTGACCAATGGATTATTATGTGATTGCGAACCTTGTCAATACCCAGTTTTAACTTTTCAGAATCAGCACAATGGTGCGCTAACATTAACAAACATCTTACTGAATACATCTGCGTATGGTGATGGCATTTATGTTGGTGTAATGGATTTAAACGGCAATCCTATTTCATACCCATATACAGTTTTTGAAGGCCAAACGATACAGGTTACACTTGAGGTATGCTTTAATTATAATCCAACGTCTGCCTTTAGAATGACTATGGTTACGGCAGAGCATAATAATGACCTATTTTATAAATTCAATACTGAGTGTGTAGAGATAAACGACTTTTTTAGCGCACCTTCAACAAGTTTTGGTGATGTTCCTGCTGATAGCACAGGAAGTGCAACGGTTGGTTTCACCAATAACTCAATGGGTGCGTTTAATGTAAATCCAAATTTTCCGACTTGCCCAAGTGGAACTGTTGTAATGAATCCGACAACACTACTTGTTCAGCCAGGTGATAGTGTTGATTTAGAGTTTTTATGGACACCGCAAAACGTAGGGGATATACTTAATTGCGCTGCTTCTATTTGTAATGGTTCTGTCGGTTTAACAGGAACTGCAATAGCAGGAGGTGCAATACACCGCATTGAAATTATTGATGGTGGATTAGACCCAAATACAACAAACTATCTTGCATGTTGTCAACCTTGCCAAAGCACATTTGTAACATTTCAGAACACCCATAATACACCTCTAACTCTTAATGACTTTTTCATAACGGATGCAGGAAGTGGTGTCAATGTTTCGTTTGTTAATTTCTTCTCACCGCCACCATCATGGCCTACAATGAATCCTGGTGAAACTGTCATTTTTAAGTTTGATGTTTGTTGGGATGGGGTTACAGACCCATTGTCATCGTGGACTTTCATGTTAAACACGCTTGAGCATGGAGATGAGCTGCCATACACATTCAATATGGAATGTGCTGATTTGCAATCAATGTTCAGCTCTACGATATTTGATTTTACAGATTCTTTAATAAACACAACCAACACAAGGACAATCACGTTCAATAATCAAACGATTGGAACTCTTGCTATTGACTTGGGTGTTACAAGTTGTGGAAGTATTGACCCCATTCAAGTACCTAATCCAAAATTTATATTATATGGTACGGTAGGCAGTATTGATGTAACATGGACTCCGACAGACCCAGCAGATTTTATTTCTTGTGGTTCTTCTTGGTGTGATGTGAATTTTGATTTTACAGGAACTGTTGTAGAAGAGCCTTGTGATTGTCTTTGTTGCTTGGATATTGAAATTCAAACTGAAAACAATTATCTCCCGCCTGTAAGCGGATTTTGTGCAAGTGACATTCTATACAGCTCAGCGAGTTTCTTAGAACAAAAAACTGTTGTATTTAAACTGAAGTATCAAGCGGGATTAATTACTGGTTGGAACATTCAGTTCAACCCTGCTCTTTACACCTTTGATTGTGTAGCTCCTTTTGATGGAACAGCTAATTTCCCTGTTAGATATTATTTCCAATACCTATCAGGACAACATGCCGATGGAGTAGCTCAGCCAATGACTTTGCTTGGAGTTACATCCAATGCTATGAGTTTAAAAAATTGGGAAGTAAATTTTAGGCCTATCAATGCGGCTAATGGAACTTTCAATATTGAATTTACTTTTTATGTGATTGAAGATTATGAAAATTTTATTGAAAACATTATTTGGCCTAACTCAAACAAACTAAAGCGTACTACTCTTTCAGAAACGACAGACTGGACAAATAGTCTTCCTTCTGTTTACAATAGCAATAAAAAGTTCATACAGGGAGCGTTTTTGATGACTGACCCAGGCACTATTGTAAATGATTCTCCTTTTAAGTGCCTTACTTATACGTGCTCAAACTTTGCTGCAAGATTTTACAATAAAGGAATTAATAACGGAACAGCTGAGTTCTTGAACCCTTCATTTACTCTTTCAAGACAAGGAAATACTGTTACTGATTTTTCTGTGTTCCAAAACACAAAGGTTCAGTTTGAAATTAATGTTCCATCAACTTACGGAACATCTACTCCTACTGTTATCTTCCATTTATTTAATACAAGTAATGAGGACAACACGGTTGACTTCTTTACTTCATCAGATTCTTCGAGATATAGAGTTTTAACATACCCAGGAACAGGTGTTTTGAATAATCACTTCGTTCGACCTGGAGCAACAGGGGTTTCAAGTGGTGGATGGATATTCTATTTGCATGTTGACACCAACTTAAACCCAGCTTCTTCTTATAGAGTTGCGGCTATCGTTTATGGCTCTAACGGAACTATGGTTAATACTTTTATTTCTGATGAAATAAGGGTTACTCGTTATCCCGATATGGATTGTGATTGCTATCCTGAAATCAATTCTACTTTCTCTCAATATTGGAGAAATCACGATGTTGATTGCTTCCATCCTGTTGGCAAGGAGAGAATTGGACATTCGGTTAGTATTACATCAGGTGATTTCCCTGCGTGTATGGCTGATTTAGGGTTATTCCTAACCGATTGGAGAAGTCAACTGCAATCTGTTCGTTTGAACATTTACAAGCGAAAGGAAAACTTTCCAGCAAACAATAAGACTACGTTCTTCCAATATCAAACGCATTATTCTATCAGAAACAATGCTTTTGCAGGAAACTTTGAAAATCTCAATAACTTAATTGTTGCTGATACGGGTGCTAATGAGGTTATAGCTTCTATAACAAATATCCGTGTACCTTGGGAATTGATTCCTTTTAGCGGTGGACAAGTATTGGTTGCGCCAACAGATGAGTACATGAACAGGTCTCCTGTTGGATTCTTAGCAAGTGGTTACATTGCAACTAACAATGTTGTTCAGAGTTGGGTTGGACAAGATGTTTATTTTGAATACATCTTTACTTTTAATCTAAGACCTCAAGTAGCAGAAACATTCCTTTGGAATTTAGTAAAATCTTATAAGGTAAACGCCATTGATTTTGAGCCAGCTAACTCAGGCTTTGACCAAGTAATAACGGATGTTACTATTGAAGGCCTTGATAAGGTAACAGGATTATATGTTGCTATTGAAGCACCAATTTGCTTCTCCGATTGGGATGCTATTAGACTAACTTATCAAGCCGACAGAGAAGGTAACTTTATCTTCTTCATGGAAAAAGAGCCTTTTGGAATAGGCACTCTTGTTGAGAATAACGAAGCATTGAGCCAAACTGGAATGACAGAGCTTTCAAATCCGCTTGTACTTTCAATGGACACATCCTTTGACCCTGTTACGTTTACAGCTTCAGTTATTTTGGATGCTCCAAACTTTGAAAATGCTGTTTATCGTTTTTGCGGATATATTAGTTCGCCTGATGCGGCTGCTATATGTGAGTATTTCTTAGACCATCGCTATCAATCAGGTAGTACTGGAATTTCAATGCCAGCAATTACAACTGGTGACACATTCCAACTCACATTCAATGCCGCAACAACTAACCGATACCTATACGCATATACAAGAATAGGAGAAACCCCATATCCCGTGGTTGGTGAAACGTATGTTTTTGAATACTCATTTAGCGTTGCAACTACGCGAATAGTAGAGATTTGGTTTGGTCAATTTGGATATTCAGGCACACCACAAGTCACATTACCAATAGGCTCAACATCAGGAAGTGTAACTTTTGTTTGGGGTAGCGGAACTCAAGGGCAATGGACAATAAGAGTTACATCGGGAACTAACATGACTACCGTTGGTAGCTTTAAAATTGGAAACGCATTATGCCCATAAAACAATTATCTTTGAAATATGGAATTATTCGATAGTTATTCAAAAGAAAATGCGTTTTATTGCGATATAACAGGTATCTGTTATTTTAACGACCCAAATTCTCGTATCTATTGCCATGAACTTACAAATATTTGTGGTGTATGCGGAAATTTGATTGCAACAAACGGCCTTGTTCTTTGTAATTGTGACGATAGTTGGAACTGCAATCTTTGCGGTAACGACTTGCCGTTTTGGATTCCATACGAAGATAATGACACATTTGATTTTCAGTTTCATCAACCTGATGAGATTACTGGAGTTGAGTGCATGAATAATTGGCTTCCATATAATCTTTTAAGCCCAACAAATACAGCTTTTGCCACTTTTGAGATATTGACTTGCTGTGATGACACTCCTCTGACAATAACAGAAGAGATGTTGGATATAATAGCCCCAAAGAGATATGTTGGAAGCTATACAATCACAGACTATTCAGGCAATGAGAAGCAAAATCCAATTCAGATGATTCGCTTCAATCTTGAGGCAATCAGATTGTTCTTGGAAGCTGAAGGTCTTGAAAACTGTTTTTATTTCAGATTTGTATTTACAAATACAAGAGTTTGCTTGCCGCTTACTGAATCAAGTTCGTCTTTCTGCTCAGAGCCTTTCAGATACTACGATTGTAATAAAAAAGCAACCGTTTTAATTGAATCAATCTACCCAAAACAAGATTGCTTCGATATGTATTTTGGAAATAACTTTAGCGGATTAGATTATTTTGAATATTCAAATAGAATCAGAGTTCCAGGTTACTTTGAGCAAGCAAGTTTTAACATAACAAAAGAGGTAATTAATACAACTCTAAAGACTGTAATGAGTCAACAGAGTGAGATTTGGCAATTGAAAACAACTCACTTGCCTCAATCTTTTGTTAAAAACTTAGTAAATATTTTGTCAGGAAGGAATGTTTATGTCAATGGAGAAGAATATCAAGTGCAAGGCGACATAAACAGAAACAACGAAACTGGCTTGCAATGGTATTTGGAAGTTAATTTTGAAAAAATTGATTGTAGTAAATCACTTACTTGCGAATGATAACAATTGAAGATATAAATGTAATCTTGACTGATAGGAAATATCGTCCTGATTACTACCCTGAGTGGGAGCATGTTCGTGAAACAATGTTCGTCCATACAAGAGGAAAAAAGCCTGGTAAAATCCTTACCGAGCGCAGACCAAATGAAGACCCTGAAATAAAGAGATACCGCGAGATGATATATGAGCCAATTACCAAAGGCTCAATTCAGAAGGCGATAGACAAACTTTATCGGATATTCCAAAATGCAAACTTCTCAATTCAGGTTAGCGATGAACTGAATGCTTATTTGAGTACAGTAAAGTTCCACGAGAATTTCTTTTACTCATACATTCAGAAGTTTGTCGTTCCACGAATGATTGAAGACCCTAACGGATGGATTGTTTGGATTCCAACTGGTGAGGGCTTGACAAATCCATCTATAAAGGTAGATGTTGAACCATTGATTGTCGGAACAGACCAAATAAAGTACATTGACCGCTATTCTATCACTTGGATTGACTACAAAGAGAAAAGCAGAATCAAGAAGTCAAACAAGATGGTCGATGAGGGATTGGTGTATTACACGATGACCACAGATACTTTCTATAAGCACGTTCAATATGGTGATGATAGAAAGTTGCAGTTTGAGATTATCCCTATTTACGTTCACAATATTGGCAAAGTTCCAGGTTGTGTACTTGGTGGTGACTTGACTCCTGAGAAATACTTTGAGTCTTATTTTAGTGCGTTTGTGCCTTTTGCAAATGAGGCAATTCGCCAATACTCTGATTGGCAAGGAGTTATGACTACATCCGCGTTCCCATATCGGGAAGAAGTGGGTGAAACTTGTGACGCGAAGGGATGCCGTGACGGTATTATCTACGATTCAGAGAATGAAGAACACGACCTTTGCAGACGATGTAACGGAACGGGCAAGATTGTTTCTCGCTCACCTTTTGGTGTGTTCATCAGAGAAAGAGGCAATGCTGCATTCTCAGGAGAATCATCAAGCGAACCTTTGATAAGATTTGTCACTCCGCCAGTTGATATTATTCAGTATTCAGGTGATGCCTGGCAAACTTTGCTCAAGAAAGCTGAAGACGCTTTGCACTTGAATGTAATTGACGAGGCACAGAGCGGTGTGGCTAAGATTATTGACAGAGAAGATTCATTTGCTCAGCTGACCAAGATTAGCAACAACATCTTTGATGAAATAATCTATAAGTCACTTGTTTATATTGAGGCTTATCGCAATGTAACAAATCCTCAAGCACCAAATATCATCAAGCCTATTTCCTTCTCAATGAAGACAGAATGGGATTTGATGCAAGAGATTATCAATCTTACTGACCGCAATGCACCCGTTTCTTTCCTTATTGAGACTACAAAAGACTTGGCAAGAAAGCGTTTCAGCGGTAATAAGGCTGTATCTCGTTTGGTAGAGGTGCTTGTAAGCTATGACCCTATTTATACCATCAGCGCAAAGGATAAGATTTCTATGATGCAGAGTGGTATAATTGAGAAGGAAGATGTGCTTAAATCACTTCACGCTTACAAGGCTTTGACAACAATAGTTGCTCAAAATGGAACTACTATCCTGGAAGAGCCTTTGAGTGACATCTTCGCAATGATTGATGCTTTCTTAGCACCTATGATTTCTGAAGAAACAAGCGGTGATTCTGATGATGATATGAGTTCAAACGGTCAGTCAAACATGGATTCAGATAGCTCGGAAGACGATTTGCCATCAAACAACAATTAATTATATTTGTAAAAAATTAAACAATGAACAAGATTAAAGTTTTAAATGTCAAGACGGGCAAGGTCGCTGTGATGACCAAATTTGCCGTTGACCAGCTAAAGAAGGGTGGTCTGTTTAAGAATTTTGAGATTCTAACCGACAAGCCTGCCCCTGCCCAACCTAAGCCCGTCATTAATGATGAAGTAGTTGAAGATACCTACGTGGATATTGATGAGACTGTTTCTGAAGAAGGCGAAACCAAGCGCACATATCGTAAACGTAAATAAACAACAACATGAAGAACATTGAATCATTTTTAAAGAAAATCGGAGTTCCATCGTCTACAATCGCCAAACTTTCGGCAGATGAAGAGGTGGATATTGAACCGTTTGTGAATAGCTACAAATCATCAATGCAAGATGTTTTTTCTAACGACCCTTCTTTTATTCAGCCAATCAAAGACGAAGTTCGGGGTACTGAACTCTCAAAGATGGAGCACAAGATTAAAAAGACTTTTTCGCTTTCTAACGAAGAAGTAAAAGACAAAAGGTTTGACGAAATAATCAATCTTGCTTTTGAAAAGATGCGTAGCACACCTTCAGAGGGTGCTGAAGAGATGCAAAATAAACTGATTGAACTCACCAAAGAGAACAAGCGTCTTTTGGAAGAGGTTATTCCCGCAAAGGAGAATGAATCACAATCAGCTATTAAGCAATTTAAAAAGTCAAATGTTTTGCGTTCAACACTTGCAAAGCGTGATTTGATTGTGAAGCCTGAGGCTATTTTGCCAGCTATTGAGAGTTATTTATCGTCAAAATACGATTATGATGTGCTTGATAGTGGTGAAATTGAGGTAAAAACTAAAAATGGTTTAAAACCTTTGAACCAAGATGGCACAAAATCTATTACCTTTGATGAATTGATTGATAATCACTTGTCTGAACTGCAAGTGGTAAAACAATCAAACGCAGGAACTGCTGCTCCACAAGGTCAAGCACCAAAGCCAGCAAGTCCTGAAGCACCAAAATTCAACCTGCCTCACTTACAGAAGGCGCAAGCTAATGCAGAGCGTCTTCAGTCAATGAAGGTATTTGGTAAAGAATAAAACGGAGCGGAGGCTCATTCACTCACCTGGGTTCGCACACCATAGTGCAATTCGGGGCTAAGATTCAGCCCATTCAATTGAATTAATATTCTTTTGGATGGGCTTTTTTTATAACCCCAAAAAAACAAATTCTAATTTTTAAAAAACAAAAAAATGGCTTTTACAGAAGGTTTATGTCAAAACCTGCAAGTCAATTTGAATGATGTTGCAGGTAGCAATGCGCCACAGCTAAAGCGTGACCGCGTTGGTTATTTGGATGCTGTTGTATCTCAAGAGAACACAGCTGGAGTTGAGCTTTTGCCAATTCCTACAAACGGAAAGAAGCGTATGGTTCAAGTAAACTACGCTCAGCGTGGTATTGAAGATACAGTTTCTCTTACTTGTACTAACAACTGTACTGCTACTAACGAAGTTTCTCCAAAAGAGACTATCGTTGATGTAGACAATTGCATTGAGTCAGCTCTTCTTTTCAATGAAGATGAGATGCGTAAATTGTGCGAAGCAGATTCACTTTGGGTTTCTCAAACCATCATGGGTCAGATGAACGCTTTGAGTGTTGCTTTGGACAAGCAAATGCTTGCTCTTCAAGCTACAAACTTCGGAAACTTTGCCGATGGCACTACTCTGAAGAGTGTAAAGTTGTTTGAAGACACTTCAAATGCTTCTCGTGCTATTGCAACTGCTCAGATTCGTCACCAGTACGATATGACAGGTGCAAGTGGTGCTCCAATGATGATTGGTGGTGGTAACTTGGATTTGTTTGCTAAAGTGAATCAAATCGCTTGTTGCAACTCAACCACAGGTACTGACCTCGCTCGTTGGACTGACTACATGTACTATCACGACCGTTTCGCTGAGTCTGTACTTGGAACTGGCAACTTCGCTGTTCTTGCTCCTGGTGCTGTTCAGTTGATTACTTGGAATCGTTATGCAGGTGATTACGCTAAGCGTAATGATGTGTTTGAACACGGTACTATCACCGACCCATTCACAGGTTTGACTTACGATTTGAAAGTACACTACGATGATTGCGCTGACCGTTGGACTATTAAGTTGCAGTTGCATTGGGCTATGTTCTTCTTGCCAACAAATGCGTTTGCAACAGGAGATACCAATGAGGGTGTTAACTACACATTCAACTTTGAAGATTGCTCAACAATCGTAGGTTGCGACTAATAAAACCTTGTTAAACTCTAAAATAAATTAAATAAAATGGCACTTTGTCCTTCTACTTGCTCCGTTGCACTTCCCCAATCAATCACGGGTGGTTGCGGTATTACCATCCGTAATGGTGGTATATCTAAATTTGCTTTTATTAAGTGTGATTACATCTTTGCTGACCTTTCAAGCCGTGCTGAATGGGAAGCAGCTGTTGCCTCAGGTGACGTTGTTTTCTCAGGATTGCTTCTTGCTCAAAAGCCAAAGGGTAGCTTCACTAAGAAGCGTATCTCTTCTTGCGCTCCTGAGCAACTCGTTGGTAAAGAGAATCAGGTGACTTTCCAGGATTATAATAGCGACCCTGAAGATTGTAAGGATGTAGACTTTTGGAACACAATCGTTACAAACTCTTCTTCTTACCGTTGGGGCTACTACACTTGTGATGGTTACTTCTATGGTATCGTTGATGAGTTCTCAATTGAAGTTGACCACGTAATTGAAGACAACTCAACTGGTAACATTTTCTTCGATGGAACTATCTCTTGGTTGGATTTGAACATGCTTTGCGGTGTTGAAGTTGACCTTAATGGAGTTGGTTAATAGTTATTGTTATTGGTTATGGTTAAAAGGGGAGTGTAACAGCTCCCTTTTTTATTTATCTTTGAAGTAAAATAAATTGAGATGGCTTTAACAATTCAAAACTGTTTTATTCCACAAGGTAGCGGAACAAACCAAACTTATGGCTTATCTTGTTGTAGTGCGAGTTGTTTAATTACAAATGATGGAAGTACACCTATTTTAATTGAAGATTTCATTGCGGTTTTCAATGGTAATTTTTCCATTCAAAACATGGTTTTAAACTACCAGGGTTCTGAAGTTTTTGCTCCATTTCTTGTTTTGCCAAACACCTCATTTCAAGTTTCGTTTGATTATTGTGCAGGAGATGTTGGTTTGAGTGATACATTGACGATAGAAATATTGTCTGATGGAGTGGATATAACTGTATTCAACTTTGATTTTGAAGCAATTGATTTGACTACAAGTATTGATGTTACTTCAATTGATTTTGGAACGGTGAATGTAAATAGTGTAAATCAATTTCAAATAGGGATAAATAATCCAACAACTTGTTGTTACAACTATTTATTTACTACTGATTGTTCTGACACAATTATTTCTCCTGAAGAAACACGAAAAATGTGTATTGGAGATACTGAAGTGATTACATTTACTTGGATTCCAACCACAGTAGGCACTTTAGAGTGTAGTCTCACTTTTATTGTTCCTATGGGTCAAGAATTAATTCTACCCGTAACGGGAACTGCCGTTGAACCGCCTCCATCAAGTGGTGGTCGCAATGAACAAAAGAATAAGGTAGACCAAACCACACGAGTTGAGGCTTGCTCTCCAAGAACTGCAAACAACAGATGTCAAACAGCACAATCAATGCAAAATGCCATCAGAACGAACGCAAGAAGATTTGGTAAACGATAAAAAACAACAATATGATTGACTTTGAAGAAAAATTAGACGGAGTAAATAGCGACATCAGCTTAGCCATCAAAAAACTTTGGCGCAATGTGTCTCCGCACACAATTCAGATACTTGCGGGTAAAAGCACAGAAGAACAAGTTAAACACTTGGTTTTGCAGGGCGGTAAATTGGATGAAGTAAACCAAGCAAGAGCATTGGCTAATCTTTTTCCACTTGACGCAAAAAGCAATCGCAAAATAGCCAAGCCAAAGTTCGCGGATTACCTAAAAAAGGGTGAAGGTGCTTTGTTTGTCATCCGTTCTGATGGATTCAGACGTAAAAATGAAAAGAAATTTCAAGTTGTTTTAGACTGGGTGCTTGAAGAAGTGCCAAGCGTATCTCTTGAAATAGTTGAAAATGAAAAATACGCTACTTTCTTTTTCTACATCAAAAAGAAGAAGGAGAAAGAAGAGGTGATTCAAGAAATGCCTAAAGAAGAAACGCCAAATGAATGAGCTTAAATACTTAATCATTCATTGCACGGCTACTCGTGAAGGGCAGAACATAACTGCCGACCACATCAAGGCTTGGCATACAGCACCACCACCAGCTGGTCGTGGATGGAGTAAGGTTGGATATTCCGACCTTATTTTGCTTGATGGAGATAGGCATCAATTTGTGAAACATGATGGCGACAAGTTCGTAGATGCAAATGAGATAACCAACGGGGTAAAAGGCATGAACAAAGTTTCACGCCACGTTTGCTACGTTGGAGGACTCGATTCAAGTGGTAAAAAAGCTAAAAACACGTTGTCAAACGAGCAGAGCCAAACACTTGAGTCAATTATTAGAGAAGTTATTGCATATAAACCTGATATTTTGATTGGAGGACACAATCAATTTGATAATAAGGCTTGCCCATCTTTCTTTGTTCCTACCTATCTTAGAATGATAGGAATACCTGAAAAAAACATTTACACTAAAGACCCTTTCGGATATGCTACCAAGTTGTCTTGATAATTTAATTGGCGTAAAATGCCTTTCCGTAAATCCCAAGAGTGGACTATGGATAAACGACCTTGAAGGAATAAATATCCGCATGGCAGCAGATATTGCCGATAGCGGGTACATGAGTGGACTTCAACTGCTTGAAAAGAAGATTAATTTTGCCTCTGAACTTGTTATGCAAGAACTTAGCGGCTTTTTACTTCCATATTTTAGAGTAAATAGTGCAATTGACGAGCTTTTAGTTGGTGATTTCAACTCAAACTACCTTGCTCCATATTCAGCTGACAGAGGCATTAAGGCTACGGTTAAGAATACACGTATGATGCGAATCTTTGTTGGTGAGGTTAAAATCCGCATCCAACAAGCCAATACAAGTTATTCTTTTCAGATTGTAGATGGATTTAACTCTACTTCCTTTCCTTTTACAACGGATGCAAATGGCGAGGCAAGTGTTTTCGCTAATTACATCTCATCTAATCGCGATATTTACATTCTGATGGATAACACATCCATCAATCCAGCTGATACAGATGTAAAATCAGGATGCAGCTGTTCTTCAAAGTCTTCTCAGTTTATGCTTGTAAACGGATGGAGCGGTTCAGGAGTTGGCAATAATTCTTATGGAATTAAAGCGCAATTGACTGCTGAATGTAAGATTGATGAGCTGATATGTATCATATCTCAGCACTTACGCTTCCCGATTCTTTACAAGTCAGGACTTGAGATTGTAAAAGAAGCAAAGGCAACAGATAGACTTAATTCTGTTACTTTACTTGACAATGATAAAATAAACTTCCTCTACGAGGAGTTTAGTATGCAGTATGATAGACACATGAAGATTGTTGTAAATCAACTACCTGAGTTATTCAAGCGTATTGATGACATTTGTGTGATTTGCAACCAATCAAGATATATTTACGGAAACCCATAAAAAATAAAAATATGAATAATACTAAAGCATGTGGTGCTTGTGGCAAGCCATCAAGACCAGCAACTCGACCATCATCAGCACGACCACGACCAACATCACGACCGAAATAGAACTTTTTGAAACTCAAGTCGTATATTAACTCCACGTTGCAGGGCGATATGAAATCCATTGCAATAGAAGTTTTATGCTTGAATTTCAAAAAACATGTTCTATTGATAACCGTTGTAGGTGGATTCTCAATTGGTGCTTTCACAGGTTTTGTAGAAGACTGGATTTTCTCACCTGCGGCATCATTGTTTGCCTTGCTTGCGCTGATTGCCGCTGACCACGTTACAAGCCTTGTTGTGGCTTGGAAAAGGGATTCGGTTGACACAAGGAAGGCACTATCTATCTTTTGGAAGCTGTTATCACATATAGGATTGTTGATGTTTGCTAATAATCTTGCTAAGGGAAGCGTATTTCTTGGCTGGCTCAATGAAGGTATCTTTGTGCCGATTGTCCTTGTTAATATGCTTTCTCTTATCAAGAATCTTTCATTGCTTGGATATATTAAGAGGGATTTTGCTACTTGGATTAACAAAAAAGTTGACACATATAAAAATGAGGACATATCTTCTTCTTCAAACGCTACCGATAGCAATAGCGGTCTTTCTTAATTCTTGCATTACTGCTGAGAAATGTGCTGAACGCTATCCAGCACAAACAGAAATCAAGACATATTACAAAGACACTGTAATTGTTACACAAAGCCGAACCTTTGACACACTTGTTCAGTATAAGAGGCTCGACACCTTAATCATACACGACCATCAGACAGACATCAGGACTGAACTCATGTTCCTTCCTGGTGATTCTGTTTTTGTGGAAACCACTTGTCCTCCTGATACAGTCAGGGTTGAAAAAGTCCTTGAAATCATTAAGGAAAAAGCTATTGAGCAAGTTGATGAAACTAAAAATGCTATTCGTTGGATAGCAATCTTCTGTTTTGCCTTATTTTTAGCAATAGGTTCTATTGCATATCTAATCAAAACAATTAGAAAGAAATGACCATTCAACAAGCCATTGGGAAAATACAAAAGTTAGATAATTTGCTTTCAAAAGAAGCAAATAAAATTCTTTTTAGTCCAACAAAAGGTCTTGAAGGAATAATGAAGGAGCGTATTTTCTTAGAAGGTTTAAATTCAGACGAAAATCCTATTGGAATTGGATATTCTAAAAGATGGGGAAACGTTCGTACTAAAAAAGGTCTTCAAACTGATTTTGTTGACATGAAATTTAGTGGAAGACTTAGAAAAAGTATGACTACTAAAAGAGCTGATGAAAATACAAGTGTAATTGTTATTGATAACGATTTCGATTACAAGGAAAAGGCTTTAAAGCAAGAGGATTTGCGTGAATTTTATATTTTCAGACCAACTAATGATGAAGTAGATATTCTTGAAGTCTTTGTTGGTAAAGCATTAGCTATTCAAATTGAAAAAATATTTGTCTGATGAAAGAAGTAATACATTGTTTGGCAAAAGACCTTTTGTCGAAAATTGACTTTAAAAAGGGCGTTGCCATTGCTCGTTTGGATGAAGAAGGACGAGTTCTTATCCAAGACGCAGGTGTAAACGAATATCGTTTTGCTGGACTGAATGATTATGATGATAGTTACTTCTACATTCGCCACAGAACAACGGGGGAAATAACTTATGGTGATTCTTCTCAGAAAAAGTTTACGGGGATGCAAAACTTCTTCCGCGTAGAGTATCAAATGCGTATCGTTGCTTGCATGAAGAGCGTAGATGCTTATGAGCTTGAAAGCAGAATACGATTTGTGCTTATGAATGCTAATTTGCCTTCTTCATCTTCTTTTGCCAATGCAAGTGTAACGCCTGTTTCATCTCAGATAGATTCCATACAAGTATTGAGCGAGGAGTCAAAAGCCCCCAAGATTTTTGACAAAAACCTTATTTTTGTTGCTCACGACTTCAATGTAACGGCTGATGTGGATATGGCTCTTGATTTTTATTGCCAAAATCCGTGTTTCAATGCTGGTTGCTAATTATATTTGTTTCAAATACTAAGGAAATGAACTGCGGATGCTCTAAACATTTAGGTTGTTTTACTGCTAATCAAACTATTGATTTTGGCTTTCAAGCACCTTGTCCAGGTGATTATGTTTTTGAAATTTGGTCTGCAAACGGAACATATACAGAGATAGTAGTTGAATTTGAAGCTGATGACTACGTCACTTTGCCGATGACATTCAATGAGAATGCTACAACTACAATCAAAATCAGAACTCCCGAATGTGTGAAAGACAGCATGCCTACTTTTTATTATTTTATGACAAGTGATGGTGCTTGCTCTTGGACAGTAGAAGGAATCCCACCAATTTGCTAATATGAAGAAGTTAGAAATACCTATCTCGATATTTTCAGGAATCTGCGTTGGGGCAATCCTAACCGCTTTCTTGTCTTCTACCGCCATGCTCCAAGAGGTTTACATAGTTACTTTTACCTCTATTGCCGCTGCCTTAGTAACAATCTTTGTAGATTATCTAATATCGCCAAATCAGATATTTGGCTTTTGGCAGAACGCACTCAAGGCAATTGAAAACAGTCCTTTTAAGCCCTTTGCAAAACCATTGGGGAATTGCATATTCTGTATGAATGTCTACGTATATACGGCTTGCTTTGTTGTGCTATATATTTATACAGAAAGCTCCTGGTGGTATTATATCCCAGGAGCTTCCTTATCTCACGTTGCCTTAGCCTATATTGATAGAAAAATCAATTCTTAGAACATCTGCATTTGCTTTCTTGCTTGTTTGGCAAATTGCATAATCTCTATTTGGCGTTCAGCTTTTTCACGAATAGTACGGATTGCAAGTTCTCTTTGCTTTAGACTAATCACCCACTCCTCAATTTCTTTTATATCTTCAGTATAGAAATATCCTTTTCCTGAGGCAATTAGATTTGGAAGACCATTTGTGCGTAATGCTTGGACAACTTTCCTTACTCTTGAGTCGTGTATTTTCTTATCAAACTTTTTCTCAATCATTTTTGCTATATCGGCATTTTTAACAGCATTCTTTTTGCCCGTATTTGCCATAAACCATTGACCAAGATATTCAACACATTCAAGCTCAAATGGAGTTAGTTCGTGTGTAACAGATTCAAAGTTCTTTAGCATCTTCTTGTATTTTAAGTTTGTCGTAGTTGTAAACCGTGTTATAGTATTCAGTAGAAGTGATATTCTTTTGTTTCATGTGGTGTTCTTTTCCTTCCACATAAGCAAGCCTTATCTGCTGGCTTTCCTGCTCAAGTAGAGCTTCTGCCTCCTGAATGGCTACATTAAAGATGACCTTCATTGTTGGTGCTTGACAGGATTCTTGTGCATCCTTTAGTCTCGCAATAAACTGCTGCATTGCTGTTCTCATTTTAGTTGTTGTTTATGATTCTAAATAATTGTGAACTGATTGAATAAACTCATCAAGTGAGCGGCATACTTTTACCTCGTATCCAGCATCTTTTAAAAGCTGATGGGTTTGTTTCTGATTCGGAGATAAAACACCTTTTGATGTTTTCATCTCAATGAATAGGGCATGATACTTTTCCGATGGAATGCAAATTATTAGGTCAGGCATTCCAAGCATTGCACCTTCTGCCTTGAGGATATTCCACCTTCTTGCTCTTTGAACGGGTGTTCCGCTGATAAATACACCGTTGGGGAAAGAGGCAATAACTTGCTTTGGGAAGTTGTATTTAAACCACTCCACGCAGCTCTTTTGTATATTGCTTTCCTCGTGCTTCACTTCTTTTTAAAGAACTTGTTGGGTACGTTGATGGTCTTACCTATTTGGCTTCCCTTCTTCCAATTTATCTCGTTTATCTTTTGCTTAGCCGTTTTAGGCTCTCCATGACGCGCAAGAAACGACTTGACTTGGGTTGTTGTTTTACCACCTTGTGTTCCCCACTTGCCTCTTTGGGTGTCTTGTCCACCTTGGATGATTCGTTTTTTACCTTCGACTGAGCATTCAGCTTTCCAGGCTTTTCCTTTCGCTGTCGCCCTTGTGATTTTACATTTCGCCATTTTGATTTATTTAAAAAATACATCTATGTCTATATTGTAAAGGTCGCTCAATTTTTTGACTAATTCAACGCTTATCTTCTTTCTTTTTCCATTCTCCAGTTTTGAATACTCAGGCTGGCTGATGTTTAACTCTTTTGCAACGTACCATTGGTTAAGGTTTGCGTTCAGTCTTAGATTCTTTATCGTTTCGTGCGTGTTCATCTTTTTCATAGATACCTCGTGTCGTTTGTTAGTGTAAATAATTGCTGGTTTACTACCTTCAGTTGCTTAGTGATTGTGTTTTTTAAGAAAAGAGTCTTTGCATCCACAAATCGGTTAAGCAAATCAAGTCTTTTGAATCTAAGCTCTTCAAGTGTTGGTGTTTTCTTACTCATATTCTAATTTCATATAAATTAGGGCACAATAATATGCTATTTTGGAATCATTGCAACAAAATCTTTTCAAGATTAGGCTTTTCATAACTCTGCGGCTTGAGAATCTTACCGTCATCACGCTTTTTGACTCTTCCAGCAACAACCTTGGTCATATTACTGCGGTGAATCTCATCAAAAACATCTTCAATCTTATCGGCAAGCCCGTGTTCTACGATAGTTCCTACAAGAACATAAAGCATATCTCCAAGAGCATCCGCAAGCTCTAAATGATTGTCTGCGAGAATGTATTCCGAGTTTTCTTCATCCAGCAGGTCATAACGAAGTCGCATTCTATCTTTATGAATCGCAATAAAGTGTGGAGGTGTATTAATTCCACAAGCCCGATTCCATTCTTTTAGTTGTTCGATTTGCTTTCTCATTGGTTATCGAATGTGGTTTCGTAATACTGAAGTCCATCCATGCTAACGCCATTTGTAATGTTAGTCAATGCTTTTTCATACGCCTCAGCGATAACCCACTTTTCAAACTCAAGCATATCGTAAAGCATTTGCTCTACATGCTCAGTTTTAACTTGTGTTTTCATTGCAACGTTCAGCGAATCAATTAGTTCGCGAACGGGGGTTCTTTTTGTTGTTGTCATTTATACTTGTTATTGGGGTTTACAAAAGTTTTGTTGTAGTATATCGCTCCCGCATCCATCGGTATCATTCCATCAAACATTCCATGCCTTTGTCCTTCATTGAAAGCCTTGATGATTGTTTGCTTTTCATCACGCTGAAGGTCAATAGCAAGGTCAATTAAAGAATCAAGAAATTCTTTTTCTTTTGCGTTTTTTGACTTGTCCTGTGTCGAAGCCAAGCTGCATATCAATTCTTGCATTGGAGTTTTCATTCGGGTCTGAGTAAAATCTTTTAAAATAATCCATAGCATCAATTTTCAAATCGTTTGAAGCAGCAAGCATTCCTGCTTCGTAAGCACCCACTACACATTCTTTCTCAAGTTGCAGTAAGTCCTTTATTTTTTCAAGTACTTGACAATCAAGCTGTTTGATGTTATCTCCAGCATTGTCTAAAAAAGTTTGCAAAGCGGTTTTCATTGATTATATCTTGAATTAAAAAAACTTTCAGGTTTTTGATGTACGTTCAATAATCCATCTCTCTTGCCGTGCAAAAAAGCATCTTCGATTTGTTTCCTTTCTTCAACCAGCAATTCTTCAATTGCATTCTTTATCGCTCTTAACTGAAAAAGACAACCATTCTCTTTATTATCTTCAATCTCTGCAAGTAAGAGCTTTAAAGGTGTCTTCATTTTTATTCAGTTTTATCTGAACCAAATTTATACATTTCTTCGTCTTTTTTAACAAGTTTATTTAATCTTCTTCCGATTATCATCAGCTTGGTTTGTTCAAAGAGATAAAGAGCCGCCCCAATAGTTCCTGAAAGATTCAAAAAAGAAGCAAGAAGAAATAAGAAGATTGCCATAACTGATAGGAAAGCAAACGCAATAAGCGTGAGAGGAAAAGTCCAAGTCATTGCTACTTTCTCAATAATACTTAATTTTTTTTTCATAATTCTAATTTAGAAGGGTGTATAGGATTCGAACCCATAGCAGCTACATCGAGCCGTTTTTCCATTTAAACTAACACCCTTTTCGATGAAAGGCTAACTCTTTAGTTTTGATAAACGTAATTAACTGCTTCACGGGCATCTATAACAACCCCGTCCTGCTTTACTTGCCAATCAGTTGCAAGTGGGTTTTGTATTTCAACACCACCTGGTTGATACATAGATATTCCAGCTTGTGCCTCTACTTTAAATGGTCGTGACATATCTACATTTTCAACTGTTCTATCGGTCTCGTTACGACCTGAGTAATAATTTCCACTTACATCGTAATATGTGAATCTGCAATAGTAAAGCTGATATGGAAAGCTATCATAGCTCACTACAATTGTATATGGTGTTGGATTATTAGAACCTGAATTGTTATCATTCAAGTCTTCTTTTTCACATGAAATAAGGCTAATTGCCATAGCCATCAATAGTAACTTTTTCATTGTTGTTGTTTTTTAGGATTAAAATGGTAAACTTTTATCTTCCTCAAGTCCGTTTGATTCAGCTGGCGCATCACTTTTGCCGCCAATC